CTATCCAGCCTAACAATAGAATCTTTGTATTTGAGCCATCTTATACTGTCAAGTATGGCAATCCACTCATACATAGGATTATTAACGAATATAAATGGGATGTTGAAGATAAGAAGAAGTGGAGCACGGAGGATTCCAATGCTTTCCACTACGAGATAATTACCAGGAAAGAAGATAATGGATGAAGCCTGTAGTAAAGAAAGCCAGCCCTGCAGCCATTGCTGTGCTACGTCAGGCAACAGCGCTGTTTCCGAAGCGCAAGAAATTATCAGACGGGTTGTTGCCTTCATCGGCACATATCAAACAGAACCCCGATTCAGACCACAACACGGGTCTTGCTGTAGACCTGACCCACGATCCTAAAGTTGGAGTTGATTGTGCGAGCATCTTTGAGAAGTTTAAAGAGGATGAACGCGTTAAGTATCTTATCTTCCAGGGGAAAATCTGGTCGCGTGAAAAACGCAAAGAAGGAAACCGCAAATACACGGGTAGCAATCCTCATAATAAGCACCTTCATATCTCTATCAATTCTGATCTGGCTAATGACACTAGCCCTTGGTTCTGGTGGCTAAACCAGCCAAAGGTGGTCAATCAAGTCTTGGCTAAACTACAGCCTCAAGCAAAGAAAAAAGTCTCCGAGCCTGTTGAACCTGCCCCTGCAGTGGTACTCTGTCCCTGCAAGGTTCACACCTTGGAGATATCAATTAAACGAAAGGCAATCTAATGGAACAATTAAAGCAAGTCGCTCTATCTTGGTTTCGCGCTGCAGCATCTGCTGCTATTGCGTTATATCTAGCAGGAGAGACTGATATTAAGGTCCTTGGAACTGCAGCCTTGGCTGGCTTCCTAGGTCCAGTACTCAAATGGCTAGATCCATCAGCCAAAGAGTTTGGACGTGGTTCAAACTAACAGTTTGTAGCAAGCGCGAGGCAGAAGCCCTCATCCCTAACGGGGTGGGGGCTTATTTTTTTATGCCTAAAAACTATTCTCATTCTTGTCTACGGGACAAGGCACCTTGACTAAGTTGCCACAACTAGCACAGCTTCCATCTAAACCCCACCAAGCGATTTCATAGTCTTCAAACTGAGCAAAGATATTAAAGACTGTAGAGCCACAAGAGCAGACGTGAATTGGTCCTAGAGATCTAAGGTTAGCTGCCTGTATTGGCGGAAGAGGTGTGCTATATTTTAACAGCCGAAGTAGACGGAACAACACTCAGTTCACGGCTCCTTCCTGATGTCAGTCGCCTCTCGCCGCCCCTAGGCGGCTCGGAACGTTGTTACTGTTAATTCGCTCCGCTCATATTTTAATGACGAGGTGTGTCGGTACTGATACGACACGCCGTAGGAAGGTATATTTCTCTGCTATGACAACACTGGTAGGTATTCAGATAAAAGATTTGGTTGTTATGACTGCTGATAGTCAGATTACTGAGGATAGTTTACGGACTATAAGTAGCACTACGCCGAAGATTATCAGCATTGGTAAGTATTTACTGGGACTGGTAGGTGATTCCAGACCTGGTGATATTCTCGCCTATAACTGGAGCCCGCAACCCTACAAGGGAGCTGACCCCGTGTCTTGGATGGGTAAGAAGATTATGCCTTCAATACTGAAAGCATTCAAAGAGAACGGATATGAACCTTATGAAGCAACAAAAGACAAAGAGGCAGGTTTTGACTACCTTATATCGTTTGATGGGAACTTATTCCATATTGCGACAGACCTCTCGTTCATCCAGTCGGATGCAGGTATTTATGGAATCGGCAGTGGTGGCAGTTATGCTCTCGGTTATCTTTATGATCGCGTGGGTCGTCTCACTGCGGGTAATGTAGAGCAACACGCCAGACGCGCCATTGAAATAGCCAGCATCCTTGACATCAATACCTGTCCTCCGATTCAATGTGTTACTCAAGAAAGGTTGTTATGAAACATAGATGGAGCACGTATGTTACTCGCGGAAGTATAGGTAACTGGGGTCTAGGTATTGATTATTACAGACAATACGATGATGTTCCTATTCAGTTGTTGGCTAGGATATTCGTGTTAAATCTGATATTCTTTCGGATAACAATAAACAGGTGGGAAGAATATAAATGGATGTAAAAGATTTATTAGTTAAAGCTCTCTATCAAAAAGAGAACTCTCGTAGCAGGTCGCTACAAACAGAGATAGGTCCATCAGAATTAGGTGGCTGTCGCCGTAAGGTCTGGTATAAATTACACGGACAACCAAAGACCAATGGCGGAGAGTTGAAGCTCGCTGCAATTATGGGAACTGCTATTCACGACACCATTGAAAAGGCTTTGACAAAGAACAAAGAAGTTATGCTGGAACAGACTGTTGAGCATAATGGAATGAAGGCCCACGTAGATCTCTACATTCCTGGGACAGGAGATGTAGTTGATTGGAAGACAGTGAAGTTGAAGAACCTCACTTATTTTCCAAGCCAGCAGCAACGCTGGCAAGTACATACTTACGGATACCTAATAGAGCAAAGTGGATTGGGGAAGGTCCACAATGTGCATCTTGTGGCTATACCACGAGACGGTGACGAGCGCGATGTAAAGGTCCACTCAGAGAAGTACGATACTTCCATCGCGCTTGAAGCCTTATCTTGGTTAGAGGCCATCAAGACAAGTGAGGTTGCTCCTGAGCCTGAAAGGGATGAGAGCTACTGTAAGTTCTATTGTAAATACTTTGACGCATCTGGTGAGATTGGATGCGTTGGTCTAAAAAAAGAACTTACCAAGACTGAACTACCACTCATTGAATCTGATGAGGCAAGTAATCAGGCTTTGGAATATTTACAGTTGGATAACAAGATAAAGGAATTGACAAGCCAGAAAGAATCTCTGCGAGAGGCGCTGACTGGTGTTGTCGGGGTTACAGCTACAGGCGTTGAAGTTAGATGGAGTGAGATAGCTGGACCTAAGCAAGTAGATAAAGATAAAATCCAAGAGATTCTTGGATTCGTACCAACCATAAGAGGCAAGGATAGTCTGCGCCTTTCAATCAGACATAATGGAGGAAAGTAAAATGGCTGCACCAGAATCAACAAAGTTCCAGGTGAACTTCAAATCACCAGATGGAACTCTTATCAATCTTTATGCTGCAAACAAGGAGGAATTAGAGTCGTTGCTCACAGCAGCGTCTGACTTTTCCGCACTTATTGTCAGCACAAGTAAAGCGTTTGGAGGCTCTGCACCTACTGCTCCCGTTTACGCTAGTGCGCCAGCAGTAGCATCATCTGGCGGAGAAGAGACAGTTGTAGATAAATATGGCAACACTTGGGTGTATAACAGTGCAGGTGCGCCAGAATGTTCTCGTGGGAAGATGGTTCTAAAACACGGCAAAGCTCAGGCAACTGGCAAGCCATACAAGGGTTGGTTCGATCCTGCTGCTGGTCCTAAATGGGCTGGTGCTAAGATTCCAAAGGAACAACAAGCGGCAACTATTTGGGCCTAACACTATGCGAGAGCCACGTGAATACGAGGCTCCGCTATGTGCTCAAGTCGGAGGAGACCATTGGTTCCCAGAGGTTACTGGAACAGACAGTAGTTCTCGTTACCATACAAGTTTTGCAAAAACTATCTGTGGAAGATGTGTTCACCAAACCGAATGCGCTGAATGGGGTATACAGAACGAAAGATTCGGTATCTGGGGTGGCCTTACAGCCGTTGAATTGAAAACTGCTAGAAGAACAAGGAATATAAAACCTCCAAAGGAGGGATACAGTGCTTAGGCTTGATAGAGCTTGGAAATCTACTCGCACTACAGCACAGCCTCTACCTACAGTATGGAAAGACTTAGAGAAGAAAGATATAAAGTTCAGACGAGGCCAAGTATGTATGGTTGCTGGAGCACCTAATGCTGGTAAGTCTATGTTCGCTCTGGTCTATACCATTCAGGCAAAGGTTCCTACTTTATTCTTCTCAGCAGATACTGATACCGCTACAGTAATGATGCGAGCATCTGCACATACAGCAGGTCATACTCAGCAGACAGTTGAGAAAATGATTACTGAAAATCCTCGCTACTATGATAAATACTTGGAGGGTATGTCGCATATACAATGGGTCTTTGATTCCAGTCCTAATCTTGATGATATAGAAATGGAAATCAAGGCTTACATTGAACTCTATGGCTTGGCTCCAGAGCTGATAGTCATAGATAACCTAATGAATGTTGTTGCTGAATCTGATAATGAATGGGCAGGACTGCGCCAGATTATGGTTGAACTACACGATATGTCTAGAAAAACTGAAGCCTGTGTGCTAGTTCTGCATCACGTATCAGAACAAACTGAGTATGGTCCTCCAAGTAATGCACCAGCACGCCGTGCTATTCACGGCAAGGTAAGTCAATTACCTGCGATGATACTTACTCTTGGCTACAGCCCGATAGAGAATATATTGAGGGTCGCAGTAGTGAAGAATCGTTTTGGAAAGCATCAAGCAGATGGTAGCGATCCTTTAGGTTTATTCGTGAACTTTGCTACCTGCCAGATAGCTGACTCTGATGCCTACGGCAGAGCAGTTCTTAATTCCAACGTGAGCTCCTATGTCTAGTTACAACAAAGCTAAGGGAACTAAGTTTGAGTCAGATATTGTGAAATATCTACGCAAACTAGGACACTTTGCTGACAGACTTGCTAGGGCAGGAGCCAATG